AGTTCTCTGAGTACAGCATTGCATAGTTCAAGGTAAGTCATCTTAAAGTCCTTTTGTAACGTACTCTAATGTACTCAAACCCACTCACCTGTGCGCATTGCATCAGCAAGACGATGGGCACGACGACCTACCTGCTTTGCCCACCGACTATCAAGCATTTGATCAGACGCCTCATCCCAATCCTCATCTTCGATAGCGTCCCACATGTTTGAGAACTTCATAAGTGTCGGAGTACCGAGGTTGAAACCCATATCAACCAATACACGTTGTCGAACTGCGTCGAGCATAGATACCAGAGGTTGTGCCTCCAATAGTTCACGTTCAACGATTTCGATATCGTTCTTGAGAAGATATGCCGCTTCATCGTTTGAGATACCGCGATCCTCGAGGTTACGTCCAACGCCGATGGTTAACTTGTCGGCAGTACAGTGGTAGGGGAAGAGCTTTAAGCCTTCGTGGTCAATGAGTTGTGTAATTAAGTCTTGGGTATTGTAGTCCATTAAATCACCAGTTTTTACACGACCAGTATCTTGCGGTCAGTTTATCTTTTGCTGTATCACACTTGTGTCTTGCACGGAATGACTTACGACGTTCTGGGTTAGACTTTTTGATCTTCATGTCAGGGTCCCCAAAACGAATGAGGCGAACCTTGTCGCCTACCTTTGCTAGTACTGCAAACTTCTTCGGGCCATTGGGAGTTCTCTTTGGTTTGTTGTACCCGGAAAACTTCTCACCACGATATTCAACCGCCACGTGATTTACTCCATCTTTCTGTGTAACCACCCTTTGCCGCTTTCTGTCTCACCTTTGCTTTGTCGGTGTTTGCGACAACCGTCTTACCTTTTGCACCTTCTCGTTTCTTACGAGCCGCAGTAGCCTTGCGCTCTGCTTTGGTCAGGGATTCTGCCTTTGCACGGGGTAGACAACGATCTGGGTTTTTTTTGTCTTTGGATGTCCCGCACGAACCAGCAATGTTTCCTTCGCTATTAATACGGACCCAATCATCTTTGACCCACTTAGCTAGTTCACCCATTACTTAACCTTGTATTACACATCATAATTTAACAAGAGTTCATCATTAACTTCGATATCACATAAGGTAATCAGATTATATACCATGTAGTCATCCCAATCTTGAGACAAAACTAAAAAACAATTAGGATTTTCAGAATGATTTATAAAACCACCTAAGGGTGTTCTTATGTATCCTGCAATCATCGGTACTTTGATGTGAGTGCTACCTAGATCAGCACCTTCTGGTATACTTTGTGTAGAAAATAAACCTAAGCCTTCGATACTACTTTCACCAATAGTTACTTCATCAGGTAAAGGTTTATAATAAAATCTGTTGTATCTAATATTTGCCACGTTACTTACCTTTACGCTTCCCGCCCTTGGATTTCTTTGCGTAGTTAGGATCTTTGCAATACTTTGATGCGGCTAGGTTTGCATACGCTGAGGGGTAGGTATCAAAGGTGCGTTTAGCCCACGCAATACCTTCTGGACAGATCTTGTTACCTTTTTTCTTCTTAGTCTTCTTACCACCCTTTGCGGCTAACTGTCTAGCTTCCGCAAATCGTTCGGTGTAACCTTTTGACTCCATGTGGATGTACCCCCGGCGGGTGTTGTCTTGATTCTAAAGTGTAAAAAAGAAAAAGTCAAGGGCCCCGAAGGGCCCCTGTCTTAGTTAGGCAAATGTTGCCGCAGTTTCAGCAGTGCCGAGTTCTGCAATCACTGCAAACACACGGACTTTACCATCAAATGTTGCTGTGTTAGCAATCAAGTCAATAGTGTCAGCAACGGTGTACAGCTTCATTGTGCCGGCGGCATTATTAATCTCGTGTCCAGTGGCAGTGCCATCGAGAGCCGCAACGTACAAATCATCATCAGTGTCGTCACCGAGGTCAAGAACTGGAGAACCAGTTGATGCCACAGTTAAAACTTCTACGCCAGCGGCAAGCACAAGTGTGTTAGCCTTCATCTCAAGTACTTCAACAGAGTCCGAAGTAGTCAAGCTAGTGGTAGAGAAGTCGAGTACAACTTCAACGATTTGTGGTTTAATGCCGAGGGGGACCCCCGCAACGGCACCAGTAACAGTATAAGTAGCCATTATTCAAGTCTCCCTTAGTCAGTCTTCACAACGCCAACAGCCAATGCTTCTGGACGCAAGACCTTACGGCCAAATACGTGCAAACCACGGACGATGTCGCTGAATGTTTCAGTGGAACGGACAACTTCTGTCTTAGCGATGTGCGATGCAGTCGCTGTAGAAGACATGTGACCCGCAAGTACTACGAAGTCGTTTGTAGTGTCTTGTCCGGAGATTGTCACAACGTCTGTGCCAGAGTTGTTCAGTGCAGTCGTTTTGTAGCAGTTCATGCCAGCAATGTTGCCCTGCATAATGAGACCGTTACGAAGAGGTGAAGTTGCATCGCCAGTGACCTGTACTTCAGCAAACTTCGCACCTGCTTTGAACAGAGTTTCCCAGAAGATAGGAGGTGCTACAAACCAACGATTTTCTTCAGGAATTGAGTTATCGTCCATTGCACGTGCAATTGCTAACATTAAGTTAACAGGAGCATCTTCGTTGCCTGAACCAGTGATGTCAAGAGGAGCGGCGGCCGCACCAAATGTAGATGCTGTGCCAGTTAGACCAGCACCATCAGCCATCGCTTGGAGAACGTTAGCATCGTACTTACGCTTCAGAGAGAACGCACCTGAAGATGTAGCCAACGCTTCAAAGTTAACGTGTGACTGACGCTCTTCGATGTCGTCGATCTTGAACGCGAAAGCATTCGCTTGGTCAACAACCATAGTGATCTGGTCGTCAGCGAGGTCTTGTGGATTTACCACAGCACCACGTGAGTAAGAAGATACAGTGATTGTAGGTTCTTTGATGATGCGTACTGTGTCACCGAAGTTTTCGATTTCACCAGCATAATCAGTGTTTGTGATATCCTCTACAACAGAGGCACGACGGAAAAACTTCAGGACTTTCTGAGAAAAGATCTCAGGAGTAAAGTTACCTGAAGGCAGGTTGTTATGACCTGACGCGCTATTAAAAGCCATGTTATTACCCTTCCTTATTATGAGATAGTTAGGTTTTGTTTAAAGTTATGCTCTATAATCAATTCGGCCTTCAGCACGTGCGGCATCGATTTCACTTTCGATCTTCTCGAACTCCCACGGCTTCAATCTGCCGATCTCAGATGCTTTCCAGATTTTGCCGTCACTGTTTGTTGTTTCCCCTGTTACATCTTTTGATTTAGGGGCAGATACAGATGCGGCTGGATCGTCATCTTTTGAGGACTTGCGTTTTTTGGTAGTCACACCCATGTCAGCTTTGTACAGGTCAACTACTCTTGATGCCCAGACTGCGTCCGTATTATTCTTGTAGATACCGTCTGAAATAGATTGAGGTTGCTCATCGAGCCACATCAAAAACTTTTCATTGGTCTTCAAGTCATTAAAATCCGGATGCTTTGCAAGCAATTCTTTATACGCTGATTGAACTTTTAGTTTTTTCTCTTGACCTTTAAGAGAGTCCACTTCTTCTTTAAGCTCTTTTAAACGATTCTCTGCTTGCAATGAAGAAACTGTCTCGACAACGGCGTAGACATCCGGGTACTTTGCACGGAAAGCTTCTAAATCCTCTGGGGTTTTAGGTAGCTCCGAAGCAGATAATCCGGATTCTTTACCGGCTTGTTGAGCTTGGGCAAGTTCTTGTCGTTCTTGTTTCCACTCTTCAAGCTTTGTGTCGTAGTGACGTTTTAAATCGTCATACCGTTTCTTGTAGTCTGTGTCAGAACCTTCTCGAGATTCTGCGAAGCTTGTTTCGTTTTCTGGAGTAGCCTCATTTTCTGAGGGGTCCTGATCTTCCACCACTTCATCATCATCTTGGTAAACTTCTTCTCGATACTTTCCACGATATAAGCTATCGTCGTTAACTGTTCCGAAAGAGTCGTTTGCCTTATTTGCGCGATGTCCACGTTGTTTTGCCATTATATTCTCCTATCTCACGGGGCCTCATGGCTGAGGGTAGCCGTAGTGTGTTCACGGGGCCCACGGAATTGTGGGGTAGCCGTTAAAATCTATAATTCAATGCGATGCGTCCGGAGCGACCATCATCCATTGCTTCCAGAGTAACGTCACCGCTCTCTGAGAATCTGTACCGAGCACTTCCTCCCATAACGTTTTCGCCACCGGGAAGTTGTGTCTTACTAATATCAACATCGAGAGGTCCAAATGTCGCGCCCATGTTGTAACGCTTCATCTTTGATCCCCCGCCAAATTTAATTGTCTCGCCGCCGTACTGTTCCGGAAGATTTACGCGGCCTTCAGTTTTCATAGTTTGACGTTCAAAACCTGCTCGGATGGATTTATCATCAGACAAAAACATTTGACCATCCATCGCAAAACCGATATTCTTACCTTTCTCGTTTACGACGACGCCGTCGGGGTATTCTTGAGTGTTTGTGCGTTTATCATAGTTAGCTCGAGGGCGTAGGACAAAACCATCACCTTCGTAGGTCGCGGCAACATTGGCTTGTTTGTACGCACTAGAATCTGTCTCACCGGTACTGCCCTGTCCTTCTACGGAAACAAATCCGCCGGGAGCCATCGCCGCTCCTTCCGAAGGATTAGCTGGCTGTTCGTCTAGGGCTTCAGCTTCTGGGCTCTGCCCATTTTCTTGAACACGATTTTCAACTTCCTGTTTGCCACGGTTGTTGATTTTATTAAGTTTGTCGTATCCAATAATTTTAGCTAACAGAGGAGGAATAACAACTTCACCTTCTGAAACAAGTAAAGATACTGCTCTCTCCCTCTCTATTTTATTCTCATCTCCTGAAATGTCAACACCTTGAGCCCTAGCTTCATAAATTGCATTAAGAATCATTTGTTTGATATCTTCAGATCCTGCAAATTCTACAGCGGCCGCGTTGATAATAAACGTCCCTTCTTCAACTTCTAAGGGTACATCATCGGCAACCGTTTTTGCTTCAGACAT